TTATTTCTCTTCTCCGCCCGTCACACTCTCGATGTACTGCGCCTCAAGTGCCTTTGTGTCCCTCGCGTCCCCGAGCGGATTGTTCGGAGTGAGCACAACTTCTCTCTTGTCCGCCATACCATAATAATTCTTCGCCCTGAAGCAATACGCAAGGAAATTCATCTTCCCGGTTATCACCAATTTTGCATCAAAAGTCTTCAAGAAATCCTTCGCTTTTTTTATGATAAAAGACGTCTCACTACTAAATCCCTTGTTTTTCCCATGCTCCCAATCAAGCAAGGTGGTAATTGAATACCCCGTAGACATCGCCATTTCCTCTACCGTGGGGATCTGACCGCGCGCGCTGCAACGCTCAAAGTAGTCATTCAGACGTGCCGCGAGCTCTTCGTCACTCCTGACTCTCGGGCGTTTGTACTCGGTGAGAACTTCGTCTATAAGTTTGCTCACAAGTGCGTGATCTTCGTCCGTTTCCGGCTTAAACTGAGTTTGTGGGAAGTTTCTTGTACCGCCGCGTCCTCTTGTGGGCTTCTTTGTGATTGCTTGGATGACTTCGCGGCTTTTCTTCTCCATCATTTTCCATCCTTTCACCCGCAGGACGAGAAAAATAGCGCGTCCTGACGGGATTTTCTAAAATTTTCCCGCGCGATGACGCGCTCTGATGTATAATTTTGTAAATAATCGGGTTTGTAACTACCCGAAAGAGGGGCAAAAGCGGCGAAAAAGAGGCTGTTACCGGCAGAGGTGCAGCAAGTAACGACTTTGTTGCGGAGAATGTTTCGCCGTTTTCGGCGATTTCAGACGATTTAAGCCCGTTTTCTTTATATATATATTATTTTGTTACAAAGTAACAATAAATAATAATAATAAATAAAATAGCCTATAAAGAAATATAGAAAGGTTGTTTGTTGCGTTACACTGTTACACTTTGAGGGGGTTTGGGGGCATTTCCGACGCCTTAATTATACCACATCGGGCTTGATTTGTCAAACGTCCGGTGACTAAAATACCGCACGGTGCATATAATAATAGTGACCCGACGATCTCACAGAGAGGCGTGCTAAAGACCTTTGAAATAATCAAAAAAACCTCTTGACAAGTGTGGTAAAGTGGGGTATAATATAGACAAAGATAGTAGCTTGACTATCTATCGCAGCGTTGAAGCAGGTGATGGGGTCAGTTTCCGTACATCTGTGGAGCTATGAATTAGGGTTCAAGACAGTTCCCACAGACTGACTAAGGCTTGTGCCGAAAGAAAATGTCTTAAGAAGAGATCCGGCTTGAAGCACGGGTCTCTTCTTTCTTTGTGTTTACCGGGAGGACAAACCACTGCTCGGTGCTCAACACCACCCCGACCTGCACTGTCGATTTGGCAGTCCAGCCCCCGACCTGCACTCCCGAGCTGGAGTGCGACTAATACAACTGAAGGACAATATTATGGGCTTACTATTGGATGCAGCTGCTGCATGGCATGGCTTACTGGATGTCAGTTACATATTGGACGTGGGACGAAAAAACGAAATGACTCGCATCCAAATTTCTTTCTTTGCGGATGATTTTACGCACCTCGCGGGCATGCACTATGCGAAAGATGTTGATTTTGGCATAAGACAAAACGAATATTGCGGTCAAAGGCTGCTTCCGGCATTGCTGGACAAGCGTATTGATGACAGCAAAATCGAAAAAAGTCGGAACTGGGAGAAGATATCCGGAAGGCTCAACGCTATAATTAACTTACAAAATACGCTCGAGAATGAATTCAAGATAGTTGCTTTCAACAAAAACAAAGTACGCGGAAAAAGCAAAATAGAAGCCGAGTTTGCTATAAGGAGCGAGATTTCGGGGGATACATACTTTGTTTTCCTCGACCGCGAATCAGGCAGATACTTTTGCAAATCAGCCTTTCGCAAAAGCATAACGGATTATACAGAAAACCAAACGCCTTTTACCGTATTGCAAAAGACCAAAATCTACGGTAAAACCTCGGTACTTCTCTACAAACGGGACGGATATTTTCCCGAACATACCAATTAACGGGTGAACGAAAATGTTCACCCGTTATTTTTTTATATTCCCTCGAGTGCCGCGAGCATTTTTTCGTTGTCGCGCGGCATCATGTGGGAGTACGTGTTGAGAGTCTGCTCGATATTTTTGTGTCCGAGGCGTTTTGACACGGCTACGATCGAGATGCCCTCGGAGATCAGGAGAGACGCGCAACTGTGACGCAGATCGTGGATGCGTATGCGCGGGACGCCTGCAGCGGCGATAGCTTTGTCAAAAGCGCGGGTCACGGTTTTCTCGGCGAGCGGACGGTCACAGCCGAAAATGAACCGTGCGTCGTCCGGGCTTCCGCTGCGGTGCGAAAGTAGCGCGGACACGAGCGAGGACGGAAGGTCTACCGTGCGCACCGACGAGGTGTTCTTGGGCGTGGTGACGGCATACGCTCCGCCGTCAGTCTTGCGGGTGATTGACTTTGAGATTGAGAGAGTGCACGCGACCGGGTCGAAATCATCCCATGTGAGGGCGAAAGCCTCTCCCTTGCGGCAACCGGTGACGTAAAGTGTGCGGAAAAGCAGGGCGTATGTCGGGTCGTCTACCTTTTCGATAAAGGTCCGGAACTGCTCGCGCGTCCAGAAATGCATCTCGCGCGGAGGGTCGGTGTTGCGTGGCGGCTCTACGCGGTCAATGATGTTCACAGCCTCGCAGTACCGCGCGGCGTATTTGTAGATGGACGCAAGGAAGCCGCGCAGCCCGACGCGGTAGGAGTACGAAAGTCCCGAGGCGCCCAGTGCCTCCTGCCATGCGAAGATGTCCCGCACGGTCACCTCGTCAAAATATCTGCCGGAAAAAGCCGGGACTATGTGTTTTTCGACCTTTCCGCGCGCGGTGTAAAAGGATGATTCCTTCGTTCTGCCGCGCTTGTAGTCGTACCATGCACCCACCATGTCCTCAAAGAGAATGTGCGCCGGAGAGTTTATTTGCTCGTTGTGCTTTTTTATCTGGCTCTTTATCGACTCGAAGTAATCCTGCGCGTCGCGCTTGCGGGCGAAACCGGACTTGCGCACGTTCTTTGTGCTCCCGTCAGACTGATACTCACGGTACCTGACCGTCCAAGTGTCTCCGACCTTTTCATAGGATGCCATGTTTTTTCTCCTCTCGCAAAGGGTGCCCACTCTAATCGGCTTCCTTTGCCGAGATGGGGTGAGTTTGACTCACCCCATCTCCAACGATGGGGTCGGTCAGACCGACCCCATCGCCCAAAAAAGGTTGGGTCGGTCTGACCGACCCAACCTCCAACGATGGGGTACAGTCAGAGTGGACGCCATTTGCATTTCGGACTGCCGCATTAAAATGCAACAGTCCGTTTTTTATGTTCGGTTATGACGCTGAAAAAGCTATTGCGTCGGTGGTGAACAGTTCCTTGAAGGAAGCCTTGCTCAATACTTTAAACTTAAGCTCGACGTTCTTTATATCGGTTATGCTGTTCTTTTCGAGGTCGGATGTTAGAATCGTGATTCCGTCTACAGCTCTTTTTCCTACGCACACATCCTGCGAATAGAGCGCGGTCATCATGAAGCCGTTGATGGAGATATCGTCGCAGTTGACAACAATGTCCTTGTCGGTGTTGTTTTCAATATACAGGATGATCTCCTTGCCCATCAGAGCGTCATTCTTTATGTATTTTCCGACAATACGCACACCGTCGCGATTCACGAGTTCCTTGCCCTCGTCAGCCTTCGGGAACGCCTGCCCGGAGAAGGCGGAAGTCTTTATTGTGCTGACGTCAGTTTTGAATACCGTTTGAAAAGATTTGGAATCGAATATGTTGAAAGCGAGCTCTATCTGTTCGATTGTCTTAATTCCGGAATCATTCAGATCGGTTCCCGAAAAATAAACGGTCTCATTCGCTTTTTTACCGGCAGCGACCGAGGCAGAGAACATATCCGAAATCATGTAGTCATTAATTATGAGACGCTCGCATGATATATTTACATCTTTTGTGGAGTCGTTCTCGACAAGGACCTTCAGACCGTCGCCGAAGATGGAATCGCTGCTCAAAGATTTTGCGGTGATCTTGATGCCGTCACGATCAACAAGCACCTGTTCCGATATTGTGACCTGCGATGCGGATTTTCCTGCATCAACTGTTGTCTCACCGCTCGGTGTGCCGCCGGTACCGTTATTGGTTCCTTCGGCATTCGCTGTGCCGTTGTCAATCTTCTTTGTGTCGGTCGGGTCCGTTGCAGGCACAAAGCACCCGCTCAAGGACGCCGCGATCAAAAACATGGTAATTGCTGCGCAGAGGATTCGCTTAACAGTGTTTTTCATATCAGATTTTCTCCTTGCATTTTTGCAGCATTGCTGCATTTTTTATTTTCCGGACCCTTGCGCAGCTTCACGCTCGCAGGTCTTGACCGGCTTGAGTGAATAAAAATGTTGTTTTTTTATATGTCTTTTCTCGTGCGCAAATGCCTTTTTCTGCTCTTCATCTGACATATGGGCATTCACATATACGTTAAAATCGCCGTTTTCATCAACGACGGTCACGGCATTTATGCGCGAAGGAAGGTCAATAATGCGGCACACAATGTCATCCATTCTTTGTTTTTCTCAGTGCTTCGATTATTGCCACCGCTTGCTCGACATCCTCCTTGGTCGCGCCTTTGGCAAGCGAAAAAAGCATTTTCATCTCCGGACGCGTTTTGAGTTCTTCAAGATATTCGTCGAGTTCGTCGGCACCATCGCCCTTTGAATCAGACTTGCCGGAAAGATACTCCGGCGATACATCAAGGTGATTAGCAAGCATTAAAATTGTGGAATCTCGCGGTATTGATCCGTTTTTCCACTTTGTCACGCTCCCCACAGAAATATTGAGTTCATTCACAACCGCGGTAGGTGTTGTTCCTTTTTCTTGACACACCTCAACAAAACGTTTCCAAAACACCACAATATCCTCCTGCAAATAATCACATTCACCAAATTAACTGGTGAAAATTTGTGCACTATTCATAAACTTCACTTAATTCACTTTTATCGCTTGACAAAGTGAATTAAGTGAAGTATAATAGAGCCACAACAAATAAAGTTGACACGCAAGGCATACAAAAACGCCGGGGCACAAAGTGACCCGATAATAATTGATTCCATAACAAATTGATTATACCACGTTTTTCAGCCTGTGTCAACCGACATCGACAATATTATTACAAAAAAATAAGGAGGTAATGAAATATGTCAATTGAAGAAAGTACGCTTGTGAGCGTCACTCCCTCTGAACGTGTGGTGCTCGCCTTGCGTCGCAACAGGCTGACAAGTCGGTGGTTGCTCGAACAACTTTCTGCGCGCGGCATTTCCGTCGATAAAACCGAATTGAGCCGTATCTTGTCTGGCACACGCGGAGGAAAGAAAGCCGCAGCAGTGACTGCCGAATCCCTGCTCGTGATTGCGAAATACGAGAAGTGCTTCGCGGACGGTAAAGACTCATAACCCGCCGAATCAGGCACCCAAAACATCAATCATAATAATCCACAATAATGGATGGAGGTAAAACAATGATACCACTCAAAAATCAATACACATTCCGCGAGATTATTGAATATCAAAAAGCGCCGCTTGACGAAAAGATTGCGCTGTCAGTCAAAGTACTGCGCAAAATCAGCACGATGAGCAGTCACAACGTCGCGCTTGCCTTCTCCGGAGGCAAAGATTCGCTCGTTTGCGCGGATCTCTGCGAACGCTTCCTGCCTGATCTCCACTCCCGAATGCTTTGTATATTTGGGAACACGGGCGTCGAATTTCCGGAGTCGCTGAAATTTGCGCGAAAATATGGCAAAGAACACTTCGGAGACAGGTTTATCGAAACCGAATTATCGCGCCTCGCAGAGGATGAGCTACGTTACGATTTTGCTTCGCGGCTCATACAACGACTCGAGCGCGAGAATGATCTTGGCGAGGTTCTTAAAGCCGATGGAAAACTGAAGGGACAAAAAGCACTTATCGAAGCGGCAAAGAAGCGTGGTTATGTGTTGAATCGCACGAATTGCTTTTTCCGCGGGCATCCTATGAACTTTGCATACTGCCTCGAACAGTACGGCGCACCGCTTCTCGGAAAATCTGCTTCAAAGCTCGATGCGCACAGAATCAACATCGACTGTTTTCTCAAGTATTCCAACACAGATAGCGAAAAATCGGAACTGAAAGAATATTACGATACGCTGCGCGAGTGCAAATTTTCACAGCACTGCTGCAAACTGCTGAAGAAAGAACCATCTGAACGTGAGCAGGCGCGGCATGATGTGGGTGTAATAGTCAAGGGCTTGATGGCGGCGGAGAGTCACACACGGATGCTGTCCATATCAACGCGCGGTCACATCTTTGCGAGCAGCCGTCCACACATTCCCGATGAACCTTTTTATCACTGCTCTCCGATCGCCATGTGGCGTGATGAGGATGTATGGAAGTACATACACCGCTACGACGTCGAATATTCGCCGCTGTATGATATCACCTACGAAGCGCAGGACGGAACAGTACGGCATATCGAACGCAACGGCTGTATGTTCTGCGGCACGGATATTCAATTCAAGGATAATCACCTGTCGGTGTTGCGTCAGACACACCCAAAGGCTTATAAGACGTGCATGGAGACCTTCGGCTACCGGGACAAGCTCAATCAACTTTTTAAACTCAAAAAGGATAAAAACATATTGTCAGCCATGACCGATTTGGGACGCACGGCACGGATGATAGATCAGGTCGGTGACAACCCCGCAATGCTCCGTGTGAGACCGTGCGCCTATGATGACATAGGTGAGATGCTTGACCTCAAGGGCAGCGGTATCGACGGCGAATACGATCCAGAAGAATCGTAAAGGAGAGGCAAGGGAAGATGAAAGGTTACAAAGCATTTGAAAAAGGCATGATATGTCGAGGGAAGCAGTATGCCGAGAACACGGTGTTCGAGGAAGAATCCGCAGAGATTCGCAAGAGTGGGATGCACTTTTGCAAGAATCCGCTTGATGTGCTGGATTATTATCCGTTGGTGGACGAAAACGGAAACATGAGCGAATTTGCGGAGGTGGAAGCGCTCGATGATGCAAAGACAGATAATGACCAAAAATACTGCACGAAGAAGCTAAAAATTGGCGCAAAAATCAGTTTTTCAGCATTGGTACAAGCGAGCCTTGATTGTGAATTTGAAAAGACAACACAGAGCAAAACAAAAAAGCACGATAAAGACAATGAGAAAATAAGCAGTCGCGGAGACTGGGCGCAGATAGGCTCAAGCGGATACTCGGCGCGGATAGGCTCAAGCGGAGACTCGGCGCAGATAGGCTCAAGCGGATACTCGGCGCGGATAGGCTCAAGCGGATACTCGGCGCGGATAGGCTCAAGCGGAGACTCGGCGCAGATAGGCTCAAGCGGAGACTCGGCGCGGATAGGCTCAAGCGGAGACAGGGCGCGGATAGGCTCAAGCGGAGACTCGGCGCAGATAAAGTCAACAGGAAAAAACTCCGTGATATGTTGCGCGGGACATGGATGTTACGCAAGCGCAAAAACCGGCAGTTGGATAACGCTCGCTGAATGGGGAGTAGATGAAACGGGAGAATATAAGCCCCTGTGCGTCAAAACCGAATACGTTGACGGCGAGAGAATCAAAGAAGATACAATGTACAAATTGGAAAACGGTGAATTTGTGGAGGTTGAACCATAATGGAATCCACAATTAAAAATCGAACAAAAGAAAGGGACGAAAAAATGAAATACAAAGTAGGCGATAAAGTCAGAGTAAAAAATGATTTGGTGTGTGGCAAGAAATATTATATGGAAAGCCCAAAGACGTACAACGTTTTCGTAGAGCCAATGGAAAAGCTTAGAGGTCAAGTGGTGACCATATCTGGGATATCCTCCTGCGGTTCATATCACGTCAGGGAGTGCCCCCGCTCCCCTTGGGGAGAATTTTGTTGGACTGACGAAATGTTCGAGCCCGTTGCGGAAACTTGCAACAAGAAAATCGTCATCACCGCAGATGGCATGAAAACGATTGCAAGGCTGTATGACGGAAACAAAATCGTAAAAACCGCAATAGCCAGATGCTCGCCGGATGACACCTTTGATTTCGCAACCGGGACAAGAATCGCATTCTGCCAGCTTTTTGAAGAAAGAGAAACGGAAGCGGCGAAGCCTCGAATAGAGGTAGGAAAATATTACAGACACGCGTATGAGGCGCAGCCATGCGACGGAATCATTAAGATCACCGGCAAGGAAGGACGAGAATATTTCTATGACGTGGTTGAAGGCATGAAGGACAATCCTGTGCGGCGCTTCTTTTCTGAAGGCTCGCTTTTCGAATCGTTTCTGACGCCCATCGACTATAAGCCCGAACCGAAGTACTACAGCGGCAAAGTCGTGTGCACCTATAGAGGCATAGACGATAGCTATACGGTCGGAAAGATATACGAGTTTGTCAACGGAACAGTTGTTGATGATGACGGAGAGGTGCGGTACAAATTCAATCCCGTCTTCAACATCTCTGAGCTTCAGCTCGTAAGATTCATCCCTCTCGTGGAGTAATGGAGGTAGAGCGATGGAAATGCTTGAAGTTCTCAAGGCTCTCAAGGAGTTGGGAGTCATACAGAGCGCGTCCGAGGCGGAGAAAAAGCCTGCGGAGCCTACTTGCTACACCGCCGAGGATATCCGTCAGCGCTACGGCATCGGCATAAACGGCGCGAGGGCGGTCATACGCTCGATACGCCACGTAAACGGCGGACTGGCGCTCGGGGAAAAGGTTCTCCCCTCCGAGCTGCACTACTGGGAAGAAAACCGCGGACGTGCTCCGCAGGAGGTACCGAGATGAATGAAATCACTACCCGCGAGGTCGATTTTGCCATTGCCATACTGCCCTACATAGGCGTCGCGCTTGTAGTCGTTTGTGCTGCCGTTGCGGTGGTACACGTTGCGCTGGCTGTCGCCGAGTTTTTCGGTGACTGCCGTAAATATACCGCGTGGAGACTTGACGATGCGCACACCGCGCACCGCATAGACGACGGGAGACGGAAAAGATGACGATGCACCCGGCGGAGCTCAACGAGATAAACCCATGCCGGAGCTGCTCGGAGCGCTGCGTCGGTTGCCATTCGGTGTGTGACCGTCGCCGCGAATGGCTTGCAAAATGGGCGGAGTGCCAAGACAGCGAATACAAGCAGCGCGCTGCGGACCGTGCGGACCCGCACCTTGAAGACCAGCGGCTGCACAAAATAAAACTAAGCAAGGAGAAAAGACAATGAGCAACCGAAAGACCGGCACGGCGTTTGAACGCGAGCTGTGCGGGGTACTTGCCACTCACGGCTTCTGGGCGCACAATTTTACGCAGTCGGCAGCCGGACAACCTGCGGATATAATAGCCGTCCGTGCGGGCGCGGCTTATCTCATAGATGCCAAGGACTGCGAGCGCGACCGCTTTGAGCTGCGCCGCGTCGAAGAGAATCAGCGCCGCTCTATGGACCGTTTCGCCGCCTGCGGCAACGGCTGCGGATGGTTTGCAATACGCTTTTCGACCGGCATATACATGCTGTCACGTGATGTGCTGCGGCTTGCGGGAGACCGTGCGGTGAGCATAGGCGCAGACGACATAAAAGACTACGCGATCCCACTTGAGAAGTGGATGACCAGAGCATGAGAGGAGGGACGCATGGAAACACTCATTTCAAATAAGATATACATACTCGACCCGACACCGGAGATCATCACATATTGCAAATCCAAGCTTGTCATTAGCAACCCCGACTATGAAAAGAAGCGGCGCATGGGCAAGTGGCTCGGAGAAACGCCGCAGCGTCTTGTGCTCTATGAACGCGACGGAGACACGCTCGCTCTTCCCTTCGGCTGTCTGCGAGAGCTCCTGCCGCTCCTGCGCACCTCGGATATCAAGTGCGACTTCTCGGAGTACCGCCGCGTGGATTATCACTGCAGCGTAACGCTTTTTGACTACCAGAAACCCGCCGTGGACGAGCTTGTGCGCTGCAAGTTCGGCATACTCGAAAGCCCTGCGGGCAGCGGAAAAACACAGATGGGTGTCGCGCTCATTGCCCGCCTCGGATGCAAAACACTATGGCTGACACATACCGCCGACCTATTGAAGCAAAGCATGGAACGTGCGGCTATGTATATGGATTCCGCGCTCTTCGGCACGATAACCGAAGGCAAGGTGAATATAGGCACGGGCGTGACATTTGCGACCGTTCAGACACTCGCGGCGCAGGACCTCAACCGATACAAATACGCCTTTGATGCCGTGATCGTGGACGAGTGCCACCACCTTTCCGGCACTCCGACAATGCTGCGTCAGTTCTCGGCGGTGGTGGGCGCCCTTGCCTGTCGTCACAAATATGGACTGACCGCAACACTCCACCGTGCGGACAAGCTCGAGCGCACCGTGTGCGATTACCTCGGCGCCGTTGCGTACAGCGTACCCGCCTCGGCTGTCGCCGACCGAATCATGAACGTGACGGTGAAAGAGATCCCGACGGGTATTGACATCGGAGACGAATGTCTCGATACCGACGGCACGATAATCTACAGCCGGCTCGTGAATTTCCTTGCAGGCAACGCAGCCCGCAACCGACTTATCGCGGACGGTCTGGCGGAGAATGCGGAGCATTACAACCTCGTGCTTTCCGACCGGGTGGAACACCTCAAGACACTGCGCGACATGCTGCCTGCGGATGTGCGCCCTCTTGCAGCGGTCATTGACGGCACGATGCAATCCAAAAAAGCCAAGGCGGAGCGCGGCGAGATAATCGAGGACATGCGGCAGGGGCGCAAGCGTTACCTTTTTGCGACATATAAGCTTGCCAAAGAAGGACTTGATATCCCGCGTCTCGACCGACTTTATCTCACGACACCGCAAAAGGACTACGCAACGATCGTTCAGTCGGTCGGACGTGTGGCGCGCACGTTTGCGGACAAGCTGCCGCCGGTCTGCTATGACTATGTAGACGACGCGGATTACTTCCGCGGCGCGTTCAAGCTCAGATGCCGACACTACAAAAAATGCGGCTGCAAGATCGAAAGGAGCGAACAATGACAACGTGCGGTTTTATCTGTCACGAGTGCGGGAGAACGTTTGACGAACCGGAATACAGGTTCGAGGACGAATCTCTCGCAGCTACCGAACACTGCCCAAGCTGCGGCAGCACAAACTTTACCGATGCGACATTCTGCGAGGACTGCGACACACTTACGGCATACGAGCCGGGGCGCAGCTGGCAGTTCTGCCCCGAATGCCGTGAGGCGCTTGCCGAACAATTTGAAGCACTTATTTCCCGCACATTCAGACCGTGCGAGATCAGATTTCTGAATGACCGTTACGACGGCGAATATTTCGGAAAAGAAAAAATGAAAGAAGAGGAGAAAGAAACATGGCGACTGCAAAAACACACTGGAAAAAGATCGTAAGCGACCCGAACTACATAGGAGAGGCTGACTTTGAGCCGGGCGAGGAAAAGATACTGACAATTGCCTCGGTTAATCAGGCAGAAACGATAACGACCGCCGAGGGCAAATCTCAGAAGGCTGTCGTGCACTGGGCTGAGAAACAGTATAAGCCCATGATCCTCAATGTGGCGCGCTCGAAAGCCATTGAAAAGGTGGCGAAAAGCGGTTACTTCGAGGACTGGATAGGCGTAAAGGTGCAGCTTTATATCGAGCACGGTATCAAGGCATTCGGTGACGTTGTGAGCGCCGTGCGCGTTCGTCCGTACCCGCCGAAGATAGCCAAGATCCTTTGTGACGACTGCAAGAAGGAGATCACACCTGCGAGCGGCATGTCCGCTGCCGAGATCGCGGCGTACACCAAGCAGAAATACTCGCGCACGCTTTGTGCCGCTTGTGCCGCCAAGGAAAAAGCAGCGCGTCAGGCAGCCGCCGCTGCCGAAGAATCCGCGCCGAAGGACGCCGCCGCTGCCGAAGAATCCGCGCCGAAGGACGCCGCCGCTGCCGAAGAATCCGCGCCGAAGGACGCCGCCGACAATGGCGAGGCTTAAGTACTTCCCCGAGCGGCTGCGTGAGGCACGCGAGAAAAAAGGATGGTCGATATCGGAGCTGGCAAGGCGCTCGGGAGTATCGGCATCGAACATCGCGCGCATCGAAAGCGGCGAGGGCACGGTCGGTCCGGGGCTGTATATCGCAATGGAGCTTTGCCGCACGCTTGAGATATCAATGAAGGAGCTGACAGGCTTATGATACTGACCGAAAAAAACTATTATTCGCCCGAGGCAAACCGTGAATACTGGTCTGCGTCGTTCGTCAAGGCGATGCTCGACTGTCCGGCTCGTGCGCTTGCCGAGCTGCGCGGAGGGTACGAACGTCCAGTGACCGACGCGCTCCTCATCGGCGGATACATCGACGCATACTTCACGGGCGCGACCGTATTCGCGGAATACATCGCGTCACATCCCGAGATAATAAATTCCCGCACAGGCAAACTGAAGGCGCAGTACCTCGCAGCCGACGCCATGATAGCCCGCGCTCAGTCGGACGCGACATTCTCGGATTTCCTGCGCGGAGAGAAACAGACGATAATCACCGGCGAGATCGACGGGATACCGTTCAAATGCAAGCCCGACTTTCTGCTGCGCGGCAAACGTATCGTAGACCTCAAGACCGTCCGCAATTTTGACCCTGTGTGGCGTGACGGTGAGGGCTGGCAGGCATTCCCCGACTTCTGGCACTGGGATCTTCAGCTTGCGATATATCAAAAGCTTGTGGGCGGTCGCCTTCCCTGCTACCTTGCGTGCATTTCGAAAGAAACCCCTCCGGGGCTCAAAATAGTCGAGGTCACGCAAGACGACCTTGACGACGCCATGCGCAGACTCACCGAATCTCTCCCGCGTCTCGATGCCATGAGGAGCGGGATCATCGAACCCGACCGCTGCGGCAGGTGCGAATACTGCCGCGCAACGGATCGCATCACACGCCCGGTCACGCTCGGCGAGCTGAGGGCTGAAATATAAGGAGCAACCATGACAAACGTAATAATGATATCCGGACGCCTTTGTGCCGATCCGGAGCCCAAAGCAACACAAAACTCCACGGCAATGGCAGTGTTCCGCGTAGCCGTTGATCGCCGCTTCGGAGGCAAAGGAGCCGAAAAAAAGACCGATTTTTTCAACGGTGTCGCGTTCGGTAAGACCGCCGAATTCATAACTACCTATTTTCACAAGGGCGACGGCATCGAGCTTGTCGGCTCAATGGAAAGCGACGAGTGGACGGACAAGGACGGTCAGAAACGCATCGGATGGAAGATACATACCGACATGGCGTCATTCCCGCCTACGCGTAAATCGGAAGCGGGAAGCGCGCCTGCTTCCGATCCGGCTCCCGCGCCCATGGAGAAAATAGACGAATCCGATCTGCCGTTCTGACATGAGAGAATTCGCTTATGAGCGCGAGGCAGCGCAGGGCAAACCGACACCTGACGGACTTGCGGCATCCGACACGGCAGCGTATATGGCGCTGCGCGCCCTCTATGCGCAGTATGCCGCAGGGCTCATAGACCGCGAGGCGGCGCAAGCGGAAAAAGCGGAGATATTGAAATCCTTTGTAGCGCTGCGGTCGCGCGAGGAATTCATTTCGAGGGAAGCGGAGACACTGCGGCGGCGCATAGGAGAGGCGAGCGAGGCATACCGCCGAGAACCCACACTCCCCAATGCAGACCGCCTTTACGCGGCGTTCTGGGGGCTTCCGGAGGGGTGGCACAATGGGACTGAGTAATATCGAACTGCGTGCCGTGGCGGGAGAGATAAAGAAGCTTGTGCCGTTCCGCGAGGCTGCGGAGCGGTACGGGCTCGAATTCGACCGCTCGGGCTTCTGCCGCTGCCCGTTCCACAACGAACGCACGGCTTCCTTCCGCGCCTATCCCGACTCCGGGCATTGCTTCGGCTGCGGTTGGGACGGTGACATCTTCGACCTTGTGGGCGGTCTCTTGGGGATCTCTTTCCGCGATACGGTGTCACGCGTAAACGACGATCTCGGGCTCGGATATCCGACAGACCGCCGCGCAACATTGCGCGAGCGTGCCGAACTTTCAGCCCGCGCCCGAGCCCTTGTCAAGGCGCGCGAAGCAGAGAAAGCAAAAGAGGAAGCCGACTTCCGCGATATGCTCGAATACCATCGCGTGACTGCAATTCTCGCACAAGCCCCACCCGGAAGCCCGGAATACATAGAAGCCCTTGTGCGCAGTGACAGTGCCGCATACCTTGCCGCGTGCGCCGAGGAGCGAGACTATCAAAGGAGGTGCAGACATCCGTGACCGAAACAAAGACGCCCGCCGTACCTACGGGCGAGGAAATAATGAAATACGACCGCACAGACCTTGTCGGCTCGGTGATAAGCGTGTTCGACGCGCCCGAGCCTGAGCGCTCCGGGCTGCTTGCGTATGTGCGTGTCCGCGCCGTCGATCTTGCCATAGATAAGCAGGTCGAAAAGCTGATAAACGACTATGCGCGCCAAGCGGGTGACATAGAGCACTCAGAGCGCCGTGATGCGGCACAGCAGCGGAACGACATGAACCTGCAGCTCGACTATAAAGGCTCCGTCGCCTGCACCATCGGCAATTTTTACGCCATAATGACGCATGACAGCCGGTACGCCGGTGTGAAGTTCAATATGGTCTCAAACCGCCCCGAGGTGCACACTCCGGACGGCTCGGTGCTGCTCTGGACAGACACCGACGACGCCCTCTCACGCGCCTACATAGAAAGCAAATGGCACATCCATTCGAAGGACAAGCACCGCGACGCTTTCCTCATGCTCCTGCGCGAGCGGGAGTACAACCCTGTGCGCGACATGATAGACGCGCTCGTGTGGGACGGCACCCCACGTATCGGACAATTCCTCACGGTGTGGGGCAAGGCGGAGGATACGGCGTACACCCGCGAGGTGTCGCGCCTGATCTTTGCGGGCGGAATCAACCGCGCATATAATCCCGGATGCAAGTTCGACGACGTGCCGGTACTTGTGGGCGCTCAGGGTGCCGGCAAATCAACGCTTGTGCGATGGCTGGCGATGAATGAATCCTTCTATGCAGACCTTTCGGAGTTCGAGGGCAAAGAGGCGATAGAACAACTTGACGGCGTGTGGATAGGCGAGATAGGCGAATTGCTTGCAATGACACGCCTCAAGGATCAGGAAGCCGCCAAGGACTATATCACGCGTCAGAAGGACCGTATACGCCGTCCGTGGGGTGAGCGCATCGAGGAGCTGCCGCGTAAGTCGGTGTTCATCGGCACAACGAACAATTCGCAATTCCTGCGAGACATGACAGGCGGCAGACGGTACTACCCCGTCACCCTCCACATGAACGGCTACGAGCTGCACCGTGGTGAGGCGGAGTGCCGCCGGTATATCGCGCAGTGCTGGGCGGAGGCGAAGGCGCTGTACAACCGTCACGCCCTCCCGCCATACGCCGACGAAAAGCTTGTGGCTGACATCGCAGCCAAACAGAATGACGCCATGGAGGACGACTGGCGCATCGGTGCCATAGGAGCGTATCTCGAAACACGTCATCCGGGTGATGCGGTCTGTGCGCGGGAGATAATGCACATGGCGCTCTCGCCTGACCCCGACCGCCCACAGGATCCCTCGAAGCGTGACGCGCTCGAGATAGGACAGATAATGACGCGTGACTTCCCCGCGTGGGAACGCATCGGAATCGTCCGCACAAGTCGCTACGGCGTGCAGCGCTGCTGGCGCAAAAAAACCGAAAAGGTGGATTTTTTATAATGAAAGAATTGTTTGTGGACAATTTCGCCGGCGGCGGCGGAGCAAGTACCGGCATTGAAGCGGCGATCGGGCGCAGCGTGGATATCGCAATCAACCACGACCCGGATGCAATAGCGATGCACAAAGCAAATCACCCCGCCTCAAAACATTATTGTGAGGACGTCTGGCAGGTCGATCCGGTTGAAGCCTGCGGCGGAAACCGCGTTGCGCTGGCATGGTTTTCTCCGGATTGTACGCATTTCAGCCGCGCCAAAGGCGGCAAGCCTGTCGACAAGAATATCCGAGGGCTTGCATGGGTTACGGTAAAGTGGGCGCTTCTCGTGCGACCGCGCGTCATCATGCTCGAAAACGTCCCGGAAATACAGACATGGGGACCGCTCGGCTCTGATGGCAAGCCTGACAAAACCCGCGTGGGAGAGACCTTTGACGGCTTCATTTGTGCGCTTACGACCGGTATGCCTCCGACACATCCCGCCTTTGAGGAAATGTGCTCTGCACTGGGCATCGACAGTGACTCTCCGGAAGCCGTGAGAATATCCGCCGGGCTCGGATATGACCTTGAATACCGTGTACTGCGTTCCTGCGACTACGGTGCGCCGACAACACGGACGCGCTTTTATCTGATCGCGCGGTCGGATGGTCGTCCTATCGTATGGGCGGAGCCGACACATGCGCCCAAAGACAGCGCTGACGTCAAAGCCGGACGCAAGTTGCCATACCATACCGCCGCCGAATGTATCGACTGGTCGATACCCGCGCAAAGCATATTCGAACGCGACAAACCACTTGCGGAAAACACGATGCGGAGGATCGCACGAGGTATTCAGAAATTCGTGTTCGAGAATCCCGAACCGTTTATTGTGCCGATTGGTTATGGCGAGCGGGACGGACAGACGCCGCGAGTAAACAGCATCGACCGACCGCTCGGAACGGTCGTGACAAGCGGAAAGCACTACCTCGTCGCCCCGACGCTGATCCAGTACCACAGCGAAACCAACACGGACGAAGTGCGCGGGCAAGAACTGAGCGAACCACTCATGACGGTAGATACATCTCCGCGCTACGCCCTTTCGGTCGCACATATCATGAAGAATTATGCCGGAGGGTATACCGGCGCCGGAAGCCCCGCAGATGCCCCTCTCGGCACGGTTACAGCCAAAGACCACAACTCCCTTGTAACTGCTCATATCATGACCATGCGCAACCATATGGACGGTCAGCCGGCTGACGAGCCGTTGACGACTGTTTCCTGCAGCGGAGCGCACCACGCCGAGGTACAAGCTTTCCTCGTGAAATACTTCTCCACAGGCGCCGCAAAATCGGTAAACGAGCCGCTTGACACGGTGACAACCAAAGATCGCTTTGCGCTGGTGACTGTTCACGGCGAGGAATACATAATCGCAGATATAAAGATGCGTATGCTGCAGCCGCGCGAGCTCTTCAATGCGCAGGGGTTTCCGCATGACTACATTATAGACCATGACGCAGATGGGCACCCATACCCGAAATCCAAACAGGTCGCACGATGCGGCAACGCCGTGACGCCGCCGGTTCCTGCGGCGCTTGTGCGTGTCAATCTGCCCGAATATTGCAAACAAAAGGAGATATCACAATGACCACATTTTACACATCCTACGTAAACCACATCCTGCGCTTTTACACGCGCATCCCCGAAGGCGCCGAGCCCCGCTGCCGGACAGAAGCCGACCGCCTTAATTACGAGGCGGCGCATAAGGTATTTGCCACCCTCGAAGAACCCGAGTGCGTCGCTCTGCGCGCCATATTCGGCGCACAGCCCGACCGTGAGGCGGGACATGCGCGTCAGTTGACCGACGACATCATCGCCGGAGCCGTTCGCAAAAGCGGGCTGCCCGCAGGCGCGATATACGCTCTCGCCTCTCGCACGACCGCAAAGATCGCTAAGGAACGGAGGCTGATATGATGATAAACAATGCAGAAGAAAACAGATGCACATTCCCGGGCGGTATAACTTATCGCCCGGACGGAAAAAACGAACTTGACCCGTGCCGGTATGAGGTAATAGAAAAGCACCGCAACGTAACTGTTGAGGTGCTGAGATGTAAAAAATGCGGTCATGTAGAGATTACATGGACGCGGCAAGAAAACACAAAGGACATATAAATGTATTGAGGTGAAGCAAATGAAATCTGTACTTATCAGCATTAAGCCGACGTGGTGTAACCTCATCGTGAGTGGGAAGAAAACGATGGAGGTAAGGAGAACGCACCCGAAGATTAAAACACCGTTCAAGTGCTATATATACGAGACAAAAGCGCGGTCGGATCTGCCGACATTCGTTGACGAGGACGGTCATGTGCTTTACACGGGGCACGGGCAGGTCATCGGAGAGTTTGTATGCGATAAAATATATGATATAGAGCCGCATTATGATATACCAAACTTCTGCAACCAGTACATCGGCGGTTGGAAGTTTGGGGATGGCGAACCTTGTCTATCATTCGCAGAATTGGGCGCTTACCTCGGCGGGAAACACGGTTACGCTTGGCACATCTCCGATCTCAAAATCTACGACGAACCGAAAGAGTTGAGCGAGTTTGCGATAACAGACAAAGAAGCAATTCGGCAATGCGAATACCGTGAGCAAAGCTATTACGCCTTCACTGACACGGGGTATATAAAAAATGGCTTTTATTGCAAGGTAAAAGATGATTGGTGCTTTGGTGAGTGTAAAAGAAAAGCGCTTACACGTCCGCCGCAGTCGTGGTGCTATGTGGAGGAATTACAATGACATATAACGAGATTATAAAGGCTTCAATGAATAAGAAAACACGGAGGATATCGAAGATGAAGATTATACTTGATGAGGGCGCGAAGATGCCCACACGCGCACACGCCGATGATGCGGGGCTTGACCTGTACTCGCGGGAGAATAGGGTAATATATCCGCATTCGTCCGCGACGTTTGACACTGGCGTACACGTCGAAATCCCGCGCGGGTATGTCGGGATGATAAAAAGCAAGAGCGGACTCAACGTCAAGCACGGCTTGACGAGCGAAGGCGTTGTGGACTGCGGTTACACGGGGAGCGTGCGAGTCAAGCTATACAATCATGGCTCCCGGTCGTACACCGTAGACGTTGGCGATAAAATAAGCCAACTTGTAATAATGCCGATTATTACGCCTGAGCTTGAGCTTGTGAAGGATTTCGGCATGGAGACCGCGCGCGGCGACAACGGATTCGGCAGCACCGGAAGATAAAAAACAAGGAGAAATAAAAATGAAAAAGAGAGCAACAATTATCAAAACCATAACAACCGCAATTGCGATTATCATCGCCCTTATAGCCTTACTTGTTATCCTGCTCGGACTCGGCGGATGCGGGAGTATGTACTCCGAAGCCGATATTGCGAACTCTAACATCACAAAACAATCCGGATATTTCGAATGTGAACGGCGCGTCACCGTATACAATGCCCGAACAGACAAGGTGATAATGTACATAGAGGGTTACATTGACATATCAAATAATTCTCACAGCGAGCTCGTCGTAACGGCAAAGGTCGGAGAAGGTCAGTACAAGAAGAATTATGTGTTCCTGAACGATTATACGCTGTACGTTGTAGAAGATATCAACGGCACACACACTGACCCGTATCATTACAAGGTGTATTTCCATACGAACATCCTGCCGGACATTGATGTCAAACCCTGAAAGGAGCCACATTATGGATAGACTGACGAAACCCGATTTTACCATCTGTACAACCTGCCGGGCGCACGACCGCTGCGAGATCGAGCGGCGTGCGAATAACACGCCGAAATGCCGCGAAGCGCAGATATACGAACGGCTCGCTGCGTATGAGGACACGGGGCTGACGCCGGAAATGATACAGCAGATGAAACTTGTGCTTGCGGGCGAAACAATTGCACGCCTCACCGAGATAAACGACGTGTCGGTCTCCCGCATCGCCGCCCTCGCCAATGCCGATAAGGACAGTCGCGTGGTTATCCTGCCGTGTCATGTCGGAGATATTGTATATGATATCGAAGACGGGACGCCATATGCCACGCGGGTCGTGAGCTTTGTAATGTTTAAAGATGGCAGTGTGTCGTGCAAAACGGTGTCCTCATTCCCGGACGTTGCGAGCTTTGGAACACGTATATTCCTGACGCTTGCTGATGCCGAAGAAGCACTTGCAAAGGAGAAAAAATAATGCCGAAATACATTAACGCAGATGAAATGCTATCGGACGAAAGCGAAGCATATATAAGAGCGCAAACAAAAATCTCCGATATTGAAACATACGCTCTAAATTATCTCGTCCATGCAAAAATACAACGGCTGCTGCACGACGCTCCCGCCGCAGATGTGCAGGAGGTCAGGCACGGAAAGTGGGAAGAAATCCGAGACGCACGCGGACAGCTTGAAGGGTGGATTCACGCGGAGTGCGGGCGGGAAGTAAAATCGAAAGAAAGCTATTGCCCGCATTGCGGCGCGAATATGAAGGAGTGAAATAAAATGCCTAAAAAATATATTGATGCTGATGAATTGATAAAACGGATACCTAATACATCATGGGATTCGTTTGAAAATTGCAGAAATTGTACGCTGATAAGTAAGGAGGACGTGAAATATATAGTCAATAATATGCCCGCCTCCGACGTGCAGAAGGTCAAGCATGGCGAATGGATAAGCAACGATTTAGGAGGGTATAAGTGGGCATTCCATTGTTCCTTGTGTGGATTTGTTGACGGGTATCCATTCAACGATAGATTCGCGTTCTGCCCGCATTGTGGCGCAAAGATGGATGCGTCCAAGGAAGCATAAATAAACACAGCCGCCGAGCATTCGGCGGCTGTACTGATACTAAGTGGTACCAAGTGGTACCAAGTGATACTTTTGCGATTCCTTGCTGACTGGCTCTAAAACGGCAGGGAACGTTAGGTACAATTTAGGTACAAGAATTCGTTTTTTATGGTTTTTGGACGTGAAAATACGTGAAAAACGCGTAAAAACGGTCTTAAAAGTGCGTAAAAATGCGATTTTCGCGTGTTTTCGTGCTCGGCGTCGTCTCTCTGCTTCTCCGCCAGAAACAAAGGGATAGCCAATGGCTATCCCTTTGTTTCTGTTGAAACAGTTAACCATTCAGAACTCTTTCAAATCCGCAAAGCCGGATTTGAAAGCTTTGCGCAAGCAGGCATAAAAGCTCTGTACCAACAGACGCGCAAAGCGGAGTTCAGAATCTCTGCCAAAGCACTTGACCAACCGATCTCCGCTTCCGTTATCACTTCTTTTCCTTCATCGACGCGATGAGAGCCTCGCCCGCGCCTTTGATTATCGCCGTAATATCCACGCCCGCAGAGTTCAGCACGTTCTTTGCTGCGTCGGACATCTTCTCCATCGAGCCGTCTATCAGCATCTTCCCGAGCTCGGCTATCTCAGCCTTCGTCAGCTTGCCGTCGGCACTTGCAGCCTTCAGCTTGTCAACGGTCGTCTGCTGAAGCTCAAGCACGGTCGTCTGCGCCGCACGTATCGCCTCGTCGGTCGC